TTACACGGCCACGATTACCTCGCCCTCATCCTGCCCGTTGAAAATCTCCATTGGCCAAATGCCGAGATCGCCGAGGGCTTCCATAATGCGCGTGCGAAGGTCGGCGGGTTCGGCCGGGTCGAAGGACCGGGCGACGTTCTCGACGGTATCGATGGCGTGAAGGTAGGCGTCGGTATGGAAGTAAACGGCAGGCTGCATTTCGATTATGTCCCCGGCCCGTGATTAGGCGAGGCACATGTGATTCATGCGGCGTGATTTGGCAAGAGGGTGTATTGAAGTTTTATCAATAAAAACAATAAGTAAGCGCTTACTTAGCTCGTCTTCGCAGGCTCGAAAAAGCCCCTCACGGTTTGCGCAAACCGTGAGGGGCTATTCTTGCCAGCCGCAAAAGACTGGAAGCCGCTGCGACCGGCGTTCTCATTTATCTCCAACCAACTGGTGAGTCCGCCCGGTGATAATCGAGTTATAGCGAGATGGCCGAGCGAGCGCGTCAGAAAGTCTAAAAAAGTTAGGCCGCGATCTTGTCGGCGAGCCGCTGGACCTGCCGGGCCTTCTTCGCCTCTGCCGCTGCGGCTGCGGCGATCTTGCGGCGCTTTTGAAGTTCGAAGACAGAGATACCCGCCCGCTTGGCTTCCATCGCTTCCTTGGTGTCGAAGGCCTTCTTCCGCTCCTTGGCCTTCTGCCGGGCATAGAAGTCCTGCGAATAGAACTTCGCTAAGGCCATCTGCCGATGGTGCTCGAAACGCTCATGATATTCGGCATGAGTTTCGCCGGGGATGGCGACAACAGAACTGCCGATTGGAAAGGGCTGCTTGTAGCGGCGTTCCCATGCCGCGATCAGTTCAATCATGCCAACGAATTTCAACCCGCGAAGGTCATCAACGAATTCCACAACCTCCGGCGAGCTTTCGGTGAGCACTTCCTTCTTCTTCGCCATGTCGCGTTCTTCCTTTTCCTTGGCGCGTTTTCGCTTCTGCCTGTCATTGGCCTGTTGCTGCTTGCGAGCCGCAATCGCCTCCGGCGTCCAGCCGCTTAAATTCATCCGTCCCATGCCGTGGTGTCTCCGTTACGTGCGGCGCATGGGAACTTATAGCGGTATGCTGGAGCAACCGCGTCGAAAGTCCAAAAAATCTTGAAGCGTGACGAAATGCACCGTTCTAGCTTAGCGTGACGGGGTGCAGCGTTCTAACTCCCGGAAGCGTGACAAAGAGAGGCGTTCCGGGTGCCTTTCCTAAGCGTGACAAAATCCTCCGTTCGTAAATATATAATAGTTATATAATCTATTAGTAATTATAGAATTAGTGGAACGCGGAAACCTGTCACGCTTGGAGAAACAAGGTTCCGGCTAGTCGTTACCGCGTCTGGTCAAGAAGATACCCATACCGAAATGAGATGGCCCCGGCCGGTCGCTTCGCTCCCCGGCGCGGAACAAGTCTCGGATCGGACACGGGACGTTCCGCGTTTCCGCCGTAGCGAATCACTGAGAGGCTTTCAGGGTGCCGGACGGGTGATGAGGCGTCCAAGGCCACGAAACGCGCCAGTGACTCGCTATGAGTCAAACAGCGCCGGTCGAAACCGTTGCATCGGCGCAACATGTCACGCGGATAGTGAGCGCCTTGCATATATGCATTTAGTGACAGCGGCTCGAATTTTGCCCTGCCGGGGTCTTTACGGCTAACCGCCTGCGTCGCACCCTCCGTCCATTAGCAATCGAAGACGCGGAGACGACATGGAAATTCCCAAGCATTGGAAGCTGTATCTGGACGGCATGACAGAGCGCGAATGCGAAAGCGGTGACGTAATCTACATTGCCGATGGCGAGATCATCGGCACATGGCATGTCATTGATGACGTGTTCTACGCCTTCACTCCGAACGGTGAGACCGAGCACCTGTTTTTCGAGGCGTTCTTAGGCTTGCTATGCGAGAAGGTGAGGGACTGGCACGAAGAACGCGAGGGGCTGCTTGAAGTCCATGACTAACGGCCCCTCTGGTTCATGTAGTTGCCTACCTTCGTCTGACGGCGAAGCTCGTCAGCCACAAGGCCACGCATCTGCTGTTCGACCTGCTTCCCTACCTTCGCGGCGAGGTCTGCGTTCTGTGCCGGCTCGCCACCGTTGGCGTTGATGGTGATCGCGGGCGAGATGGTGACGACGTTCGTCGCGTTGCTGTTTGCGGCCTTGAGGTCGGGCTTGCGGATCGCGGGCGCGCCGCCGACGTAACCGCCTGCCGCGTATCCCTTGAGCGACGAATGCAGCGCGTCGAGGTTTGCCACGCCCGCGCGCCGGGTCGCCTCCTTCGAAAGCACGTATTCGCCACGATGCACGACGCCTGCGGCCTGATACTTCCCGCCGTCGCCGGTATAACCGCCCTCGCTAAAGCCGAAGAGCAAACCGAAGAGGCCACCGCCGACGCCACCCAGCCCCCCGAGCGGACCCTTGCCGAGAAGCGCGGCCTGCAACGCGGCATCGATCAAGCTGTTGATGAGGTTGCGCACCGCGCCGTTCAAGTCCTGCGTCCCGGTGAGAAGACCCGACAGGGACGACGTGAAGCTTTCCGCAAAATACTGCTGGGCGTTGCGCAGTCCGTCCGACGACGTGGCGACCTGCTGGTTCGTCGCGTCAAGCTGCTGGGTGAGGGTGATCTTCTCGCGGATCTTGGCAAGCTCCTGATCGGACAAGGTGATGCCCGCGCGCTTGGCCTCCTGCTGCGCCTGATAGACGGCAAGCTCGACACGCTGCTGCTGTGCAGACATGCCGGAAATCGACTGTTCGAAACGGGCGAGCGCAAGACCTTCCTCGACACTCTGGTTCAAGCTCTTACGGGCCGCGTCCTGCTGCCGGATGAGTTCGGTGCGCTCGCGTTCGCTATCGGTCGGCGCAAGCGGCTGGGCTGCGGTGGGCGTGCCGTTGTAAGCGTTGCGAATGGTGCCGTCGTCTACACGACGCAAACCTTCCCACTCGTTGCGAAGCTCTGCCGGATCATTGCCGCGACGGCGAAGAAGGGCGCGGGCAAGTTCGTCCTGGGTGTCCTGATCGAACAGACGATCACCGGAAAGGCCAAGCTCCTTCATCAAGCCTTCAAGCGTCCGGCCGGTGATCTGGTAGCGGCCAAGCGCGGACGAACCCTTTCCGTCGCCGTAGAGGGCGCGGTTCGCCGGATCGGCGAGCATACGGCGCTGTAAGTCGCGGACCTGATTCAAGGTCATGCCGGTGAGGTTCTGCGCGCCGCCCGTCCACCGGCCATTGTCGAGGGTCGCATTGTAGTCCCCGCCGCTTTCGACGCTGGCGATGAGGTCGAGAATGTTGTCGTGCTTGCCGAAACGGGCGATGCTCTTGGCGCGGTTCGCAAGGTCCGTGGCGTTCATAACCTCGCCCATGGTGCGGGCGTTCTGCACGGCCTTATTGTAGGCCGCGTCGATGCCGTCCGTCGTGGCGAGGGTGTCAAGTTCGGCCTTCAACTCCGGCACGAGGTTCTTGAGTTCGACAAGGGCCGTCTTGAAGTTGGCCGCCGCCGTGACGTTGCCACCGAACGCGCCGGACAAGCTGTTGCTCGCTGCGGACAGTTCCTTGAGCGCCTGCTTAAACTCGTCGCTGCCGCCCGTGACCTCATGAATCTGGTCGTCCACGGCAGACAGGGCGGCATTAAGCTGGCGAAGCTCCTGCTGCTGCAAGAAGTTGCCGGTGTTCGCCTTCTCGCGCTCAATGGCTGCGACAATACCGGCGCGCTGCTTCTGCAACCGCTTCAACTGCTCTTCCGGCGAGTTGTAGCGGTCGATGAGAGCCTTATACTTCCTCCCGCCCGGATCGCCCGGGTTGTTTATGAAGTCGATCACCTTCGAAGCGACGTTGACGCCTTCAATCGCGGCCTGCTTGGCGTAGACCGTGAAGTTGCGCCACATGGTCGAGAACTCGCGATCGATCCGCTTCGCGGCTTCAACCTGCTCGTCGGAAAACGTCGCGGCCTCGCTGCGCATCTTCTGGATTTCCGCGACGGACAGGCCGAGAACCTTCGCCATCTGTTCCGCACCGGTTCCGCCGAAGATTTCGTCAAGCTCCAAGGTCTGCTGTGCCATATCCAGCTTCTTAAGCTTGCCGATGATTTCATCCATGAAACGGCTAGGGTCCTGCAACTTCTGCGCAACGTCGGTTGCGGAATAGCCGAGGCGCTGAAACGCGGCTTCGGCGCTCCCCTTCCCGGTCAATGCGAATTCCTTGCCGCGAATATTCAATTCCTTGAGGGCGTCGGTCACGCCGTCGATGCTCATGCCGGTTGCGGTCGCAACATAGGTCCACTGCTGCCAAGCCTTCGACGTGACGCCAGCCTTGCGGGCCTCGCGGTCTACTTCGGCGATGCTGTTGGCGATTTCCTTGAGGGCGATAGCAGCGCCACCGACGCCAGCGACAACCGCGCCGCCCCTCATGAGCGGGGCGAACATGCCCTGGAGCTTTTCGCCGATGGACGCGGACGCCCGGCCCATCGTCCGTTCCATGTTGCGCGCCGACTGCTGGGCGCGACCTTCCATCTTCTTGAAGTTGTCGTTCGTCGCGTTGCGGGCGCGGGCCATATCCCGCTCATACTTCGTCATGCGGGCTTCGAGGCTGACGACAAGGCGCTGCGTATCATCCATTTCGGCTGTTCCTATGCTGCTTCTTCCCACATGTGATCCATGCGGGCGGCGTATTCGTCAGGGTCAAGTTCGTGAAGGGTCGGGGCGTTGTCGTTCGCCGCTGCCCGGAAGACGGACAGTGCGGACGCAATCGCGCCGTCGATATGATTGGAGTGGCGAGTTCCCTTGTGCATGGTCGTCAGTTCGTCGGCGCTGGTTGAACGCTTGACGACGACGCTTTCGAAGTGGTTGCGAAGGATCGGGTGCGCGCTGTGCCGGATGCGGCGACCATTCACGACACGCTCAAGGTCGCAGATCGGGCCATTCATGCCCTTCTTCGTCTGGGGAAGCTGAAGCACGTTGATGCCGTGATCCATGAGCTTGCTCATGATCGGCCCGGCAAGCGACGGGTCAAAGACGACTTCCTTCACGTCGAAGGTGCCGCAAAGGTCAATAATCTTGTCGGCGATCACGTTGGGTTCGATGACCGGGCCGTCGATCACGGTCAAAAGGCCGTCGTCACGCCAGCGAAGATAAGGAACCTGTTCGACCTTAGCCTTGTCTTCCAAGCCTTCGGACGGCAGGAAGAACCACGGGTGGACAGAAATGCGGCCATCCTCGTGACGCCATGCGCCGACAATGGCCGTGAGGTCGCCGGAACGGGAAAGGTCCACGCCGAGCCAGCACGGTAAGCCCTCAAGTTCGGAGAGGTCGAAGTTCGGATCACGCCCGGCATCATAAACGGCCATATCAAAAAGCGGATCGCGGGAAGCGGCCTGCCACATATTAAGGTGGAACTGCTGGAAGGCGAACCGTTCGGCGGGCCGGTGTTCGGCCTCGCGTGCCATCGTGCGCAATCCGCCGAGATCGGGGAAGCCGTGGGCAAGGCCGGGATTGACCTTGTGCCAAACGGCTTCGTCACGCCAGTCATCGCCGGGTTCTGCTTCAAAGATGATCGGCAGAAACGACGGGTCGTCGATCTCGCCGGTCGCGACCTTACGGGCGTAGTCGTAAAGCTCGAAACCGATGTTCTCCTGTCCACGGCCTGCGGTCGTGGCGATGATCATGAGCGTGTCGGGAACCTTCGCCATGCCGGACTTGAGCGCTTCCCAGAGGTCGCGCCCCTTCCAAGCGTGGATTTCATCAACAAGCACAAAGCTGGGCGTCTTGCCGTGCTGGGCCGCGCCGTCGCTGGAAACCGCAAGCAATTCCGCCTTGTTCGGGCGGCACATGATCTTCTTTGCCGAGTTATGGGCATCGTAGATGCGCGTTGCGGCGACGATGCGGCGATCCTCGCGCACGATGTTCGCCGCTTCCTTGAAGCCGATGCCTGCCTGTTCGCGGTCGGATGCGGCAAAGATGGCCTGTCCAGCCGGGCGAGCTTCCGGGCCGATAGTATGGAGAAGCGCCCACGCTGCGGCGATGCTGGTCTTGCGATTGCCACGGGGCAGCATGAGGAAGACCGTGCGAACGATCCGGCTTCCATCGGCATTGCGCGGGCCGTAGATGCGCCGCGTCATGCGCTCCTGAAAATCGTAAAGCTGGAAACTGCCCTTCGGCGCGGCGCTAGCCGGGTGCTTCAAGGCCGTGATGAAATCGACGGCATCCTGTCCATAGCCGAACGGGTCGGGAATGGCACTGCCGTCACAAATCCAATGCGGGAACGCGCTCTTAGGCATGGGCGCGGTTCCTGCCGACGCTCATGGGGTTGTCGCCGTCATCGTCGCTGTCGGCTGCACTGCCGACACGGGCGCGCGAGGTCGGCGACAAGCCGTATTCCGCCGCAAGCTGCCGGGCCGTCTGCATTGCGCGGTTCTGCATCCCGAACAGGGTCTTGTCCAAGGTGCCGTAACTGCGGAACATGGCCTCAATCTCGCGCACGCGGCCCACGGCGACACAATAGTTCTCGATGCCGGTCAGGTCGGCGCGGGTGATGATCCGATCTTCGATCAAGCGCGGCATGATCCGCTTCCACTCCGCACGCGCGTCATCCGTCATCCACTTAGGCGCGGTCGGTGCCTTCGTGAGCGGTGCGCGGTCGGGTGCAAGGGCGGGCTTGACGCCGCGAAGATGGGTCACGTCAGGGCCTCGCCGCGAAGTTCGAGCGCGTCACGCCTGCCGAGTTCCTTGATTTCCTTGATGCCGTAGGCAGTGCCGTCATAGGTCACGCGGTCGGCAGTCGTGATGCCAGGGCGATAACGGACACGAAAAATCACGGTGCCGGTTTCTGCCTCGCCGTAGCCGGTGAAAAACTCGCTCGCCGTCTGCTGGATGAGTTCGGCCCATACCGTCGCAACCGGCGTCCACGCTTTCACGACGCTGCCGGACGGCATGACGGTTTCCGTCTCGCGCTCGATGGTGATGCGGCGATCAAGGTTCCCGATATTGAGCATCAGACAATCCACCGAATGAGGGCTTCGACGGACAGGACGCCATGACCGTAGGCGGGGTCGGGGTCGCGCGGGAACCGGGACGCCGTGACCTTGAAGTGATCGCAATAGCCGCCTTCGATAGCGAGGTTCCGCTTTTCGAGGGCCGCGGTTACGACGCCTGCAATCTCCTTCGCCGCGTCCTGACCGGCGTCGAGCGTCCAGATATGAAGGTCGAGGTAGACCCATGCCGTGCGCTGGCTGCTGTAGTCGTGGCCGTGCAGGGCGGTGTTGCCGTCCGACATGATGATGCACGGCGTCTTGTCGGGCCGCGTGCTGCCTGCCCGGATATGGTCTGCCGGAACAAGGTCGGTCACGTCCTGCTTGCCGATGAGGCGGGCGCGGATAGCGGTCTGTAAGGCGAGGGTCGGTTCAATCATTGCTCATTCCATGCGTCTTTGACGGCCTTCTTCGCGGCGCGATTGATGCGGTTTTGCAGGCGCTTGCGGAGAAGACGGAGGGCAGGCCAAAAGAAGGGCTGCGCTTCCGCGTCGGACGTGCCGTATTCGACAAGGTGCGCGTAACGCACGTCACTGTTTCCAGCCGTCACGATGACTTCCGTTTCACCGGCAACGCGACTGCCGCCCGGCTGGCTATACGCGGGCGTCGAATGGCCGGGCATGGTGACGGCGATGCTGTCGATGAGCGCGCCGGTATCGCGGGACGTTTCCGCAAGTGCCTTCTGGGCCGCTGCGAGTTCGTTACCGGACTTCATAAGGGCAGGAAGCACGGCCTCACGCGGCGCGCGGGCGATGCGGTCGAATGCTGCCATCGTCTCGGCGAGGCCGTTGTCGGTCTTATTCGCCATCGCCGAACCACCTTTCACGGTAGCTATCGAGGATCGCGGTCACGCCCTGCGGTGCCATATCGACGGAAAGGCCGTAGGTCGCGAGGCTGCGAACCTCGTAGTAGAAGGCGACGAGCTTCAAGACGGCGAGTTTCACGTCTGCCGGGACAGGATCGAAGTCGGCGAGCGGCTTCCCGATATAGTTGGCAATCCACGCTTCCGCGCCGTCGATGTAGAGCGTGATAAGCTCATCTTCGGCGGTTCCGTCCACCTTCATGTGCTGCTTGGCGAGGTCGAGCGATACGACGGTCATGCGTCATTCCCTGAAAAAGTTATATTCGGTGTCTCTTGCGCGGTGCTCCCCGCGCCGGTCCCCGATGAAGGGGCAAAGTTCGAAGCTACCCCCGGCCTCATGTTGGCGGGCGTCGTCAGAGCGTGCTCAATGGTCCAGCCGGTCGAGATGCGTGACCGAAGGGTGCGGACATGCAAGCCGGTGATGGTGGACCATTCGCGGGCGGTCAGGGTCTTGCCGTCGAAGGTGTAAGTGCGGGCAACCCTTGGCTCGCCGTCGCTGTGGCGATAGACAACGGGCGGGCAATCGATCAACTCGTTGATGACACGTTCGGCGCTGCCATCGATCTTGATACGGCGATACAGGACGGAGCGGGCAAGACCGAAGTGTTCGGCCCATTCGGTGACGGTCTTGCCGTTCACGTTGAAAGCCTCGCGCTTCTTGTCGAGCTTTATCGCTGCCTCAAGCGAGCCGAGCCGCGACATACGAACCATGAGTGCGCCGTAGGTGATGCCGAGATGCTTGGCCCATTCGGTCTTGGACAAGGTGAGGCCATCAACGGTGAACCGCTTAGGCTGTGCCTTCGGCTTCTTGGCCTTGATCACAACGGGCTTCGGTTGCTTCAACTTGATAGGCTTAGGCTGCTTGACCTTCTCCGGCTTCGGCTGCTTTACAACAACCGGCTTGGCCTTGATCGGCATGGAAACCGTTACCGTGACGGGTTCCGGTGCGGGTGCGGCCTCAACATCGATAACCTGCGGCGTGGCTGCGGGCGCGGCCTTCGCCTTCCAGCGGCGCGGAATGAACTTGACCGGCTCGCGGTTGATCGCAGCTAGAAACTCGGTGCGCCTTTCCAGCCGACGACGCGCTGCATAGCTTATCGCGCGCTGCCGGATAGCTGCGCATTCCGCCTCAAATTCTTCCTTGTCGATCTGCCGGGCGCGTTCTGCGGGCGTCATAGCGCGCGCTCCTGCCGCTGCTTGGCAGACGAATGACAAGGCACACACAACGGCTGCCAGTTAGCCCGCGTCCAAAAGAGGCGCTTATCGCCACGGTGCGGAACGATGTGATCCACGACGGTCGCAAGGCGGGTGATGCCGTGGGTGCTGCACTCCCGGCAGTGCGGGTGTGATGCGAGGTATTCGGTGCGGGCCTTGCGCCACTCGTGGTTATAGCCACGGGCACGGGCCGAAGGACGACGGGCATCATGACGGGCATTGCGTTCGCGGGTGAGGGTGCGCTGGCATTCACAAAGAACGCCATGCGCGACGACACGGCCACAAGAGCAAATGCGGGCGGGCTTACTCATACGCCACCTGCAATCTTTGCCTTGAGGGCGCGAAGGCCAGCACGGTCAAATTCGGGGTCGAGGCCATCGGCGACATTGCGCGATGCCTGTTCGGGATCGGGTGCCTTTGCGGTCGGCTTGTCGTCCTCGCCGCTGCCGTGGATGGCCTTGAGCTTCGCGATATGGCCGGTATAGGCAAGGTCGATTTCGGTAGGCGTAGCGTTCCATGCCTGTTCGGGCGTCCAGCCAAGCCAGCCGGTCGCCTTCTCATAGAGGTCGGCATAGTATTCGCCCCATGCGATGGACTTGCCGGAAGGGCGAACGTTGACGGCCTGCGGATCGGGCGCGGGCATCAGCATGGAAACGAGTTCGGCAAGCGGGATGCGGGCGAGACCGATGAAAGAGGAAAGCGACCTTCCCGCCGCTTCTGGAGAAAGGAAGGTCGCTGCATCGTGATCGCCATTGGCTGCGGTCGCGACGATATCGGAAATGATGGTGAAGCTGCCTTCTTCGAGCGCCCGGAACATGGTCGGGAAGCCATAGCGAGCTTCGAGGGTAACAGCGGCCCGCAAGGTAGGGCGAAGCGTCACGGTGCTGTCACCGTGCGCAATCCTCACTTCTTCGTAGGCGGGCCGCTTGTAGGTCATAGGGTTATGCCGCGACCTTGAGCTTTACGAACCGGTCAGGGTGCGTCAGGTCAGCGCCGACACGCTTCCGGGCGTGGAAACGAACCTGTCCCTTGCCAGCAAGGCTATAAGGATCGCGGAGGGTCGAAAGGCCCACGCGGTCGATGATGCGATAGCCGGACAGGTCGCCGAACAGGATCGGGAACTTGCCCGCGCCGATGTCGTCCATGTCGGGCATTTCGACAATCGGACGGCCAAGCAGCGTCATCACGCCGCCTGCGGTGATCGGGTCGAGCACGAGGTAACGGCCCGTGCCATCCTTCCACTGCCGGATAACGGACAAAGTGTTGCGGTTCATGAGCCATGCGCCGTTCTGGGCGTGCGACGTGGCAATCTGGTGATACATGCCGATAATCACGTCTGCCGGGTTCGTGGACGGGAAGGCAGCGGCAACGCCGGTCTTCACTTCCTTGATGCCGGTCGCGGTCATGATGCCGCGCGGCTGGCCGGTGCCGGTTCCCTTGACGAATGCAACGCCCTCCGTCTTGCCGAAGCTTTCGGCGTAGTCGGCGAGAAGTTCGCCCTCAAGGCCATAGGCATTGTCTTCGAGAAGCTGGTTCGAAACGTCGGTGAAGGTCGCCAGTTCGAACGGGGTCAGCGTGATCTGTTCGAAGGTCATGCCGCTTTCCGTGCGGTCTTCGGTTTCGGCCACCCACGTTGCAGCGGTGCCAGACACGCGGCGCGGATACTTAATTTCCGGCGCGGAGATATTGACGACGCGGGCATACTGCCGGATCGGCGAGTATTCGTTCAACAGCTTGATAAGCTCGCTGCCGAATTCTTCCGGTGCCAGGTATCCGCCATTGGCGTCGGTCGAGACGGTGAGCGCCTTGACCTCATCCGGGCTGATACGTTCGATGCCACGGCGAAGATAGGAGACGAACGCCTTCTTCTCGGTGTTGTCGTTGTCGCCCGCCGGATGGTTGTTGTTCGCTGCGAGCGGGCGGTTCGCCTTGGCTTCGAGCTTGTCCATGCGGGCCTTGATGGCCTTCATTTCGTCAGGGGTAACAACCGGGTCGGCCTTGGCCTCCGGTGCATTCTCGATTTCGTTTTCCATATTTTCCTCAATCTGGGACTTAACGACGGTGACGTGCGCGCCGGGATGAACCGGGCGACGGCAAAGGCTGATTTCGTTGACGGTGATGGACTTGAAGACGCGGCCACCTACGGCGCGCGGCTCGAAGCCGGTGTGACGGAAGCCGATGGACAGACCGACGATCTTACCGGCCTTTAACTGCCGGTGTGCATCGCGGGCGGGTCCGATACCTTCCACGAACAAGCGGCCCTTTACCTCAAGGCCCTTGTCGGTTTCGGTGCAGGTTTCCCAAACGCCGACAACCTTTTGCTGGTCATGTTCCATGACCATCGGGACGCTGTTCGCGAAGGCGACGGTGCCCTTTTCGATTACGTCGCCGACGCTATCCGGCGAGCCGAACGGCCATGCGATGCCGGTCACGGTGCCGGTGTCGTCGATGGAAACGTCGGCCTTGATTTCGATGTTCTGCGCGTCGGTCATTCGGCTACCTGCGTAAGCGCGTCGTTCAAGGCTGCGGCGAGATCGCCGGTCGCTGCGGCCTGCTTCGTGCCTGCCGGTGCCGGCGCGTCGTCTTCGAGTTCGTCGTTCGTCCAGAAGACGGTTTCGTCCATCTCGCCGAGATCGGGCTTGGCAGGTGCTTCCGGCGTCCCGCTCCAACGGGCGTCCAGAATGTCGAAGGCGAGCGGAAACACTTCCATGACCGGGCGGGGCTTGGCGTAGGTATCGACAAGCACCTGCGCATCTGCCGGGGAAGTCCCGCCACCAATGAGGCCGGTGCGGACGATTTCGATCATGTCGGCGAAATGGAACTCCTGCCGCATGAACCGGGCGTAGAGCGCGGCGATACCGACGCCGGTCTTGCGTTCAAGCTCAAGAATCATCTCGGTCGTGAGGGCGAAGGTCTTTTCGCCGTCACCGAAAAAGGCGGTGTGCTGCATTAGGACTTGGTTGCCTTCTCATAGGTCGCAAGGCGGGCTTCGAGCGAAGCCAAAAGCTGGGCGATGGTCATGCGTTCTCCTTCGGCTGCGGGGGTTCTGCCGGGCCGGTCGTGGTCGTCGTGGTGTAGGGGTTCGCCAGTTCGTCGCCGCCCGGCAGTGCGGGCAGGTTCATTGCGGCGCGGACTTCGTTCGGGGTCATGGCGCGCATGGCGACAAGCTTGCCGAAGATTTCGGCCCGGCCTGCGGCGTCGGCACGCTGCAAGTCGTCAATGACGAACTCGAAATAGAGGGTGTCGCGTTCTTCGTCCGTGAGAAGGACAGTCGCATAGGCGTCCTGCCACTTGTCGAGCCAAGGGCGAAGGCAAAGCTGCAAGAAGCTCGCGGCCATCTGTTCCGCGTTGCTCCATGTCGCCCGTTCAAGCTGATAGAGCATGTGCGGCGGGACGCCGAAGACGCGGGCAACCTCGTTGATCTGTTCAAGGCGGTTTTCGATGAACTGCGCGTCCGTGCTGGCAAGGGCCATCTGCTGGTAGCGAAACCCATTCGGCACGATGAGCGGACGCGACTGCTTGCCGCCGCTGAACGCCGCCCGGTAGTCCTTCAAGATGTTGGCGATGGTCTTCGTGCCCGCATCGGTGTCGGGAACGCTGTTCTCGCTCCAGAACATGCCGCTGGGCCGCGCGCCGTCGCTAAACAGGTTCGAAGTGTGCTTTTCGAGGGTGAGGCCGATGCCGATAGCCTCGCGGCCAAGCTTGACCGGCGAGACGCCAGCGAAGGCCGGGATATAGAGAACGTCGCGATAGGAGAGCCGGACCTGTCCGCGTTCGGTCGAGACGAGATAGAAGGGTTCGCCGTCATCCTCACAACGGCGCTGCACCTTCGACGGGTCGAGCCGATGCAATTCAAGCGGACGGTCGTCAGATGCGCGGACAACCTGCGCATAGCCAGCGCCATGAAGCAGGGCGTCAAGGGTAAGGCCTACGCGAAGCTGCCCGGCGCTCGTCCAGTCGTTTGCCCGGCTATGGGTGATCTTGTGCGCCGGGTGATCCTTGGCCGCTTCCTTGCTGTCACTGGCTTCGCGATAGAGCTTGCAAGGCAACGATCCGATAGTTTCCGAGATTAACCGGACGGCTTGAAGAACTGCCGGGACGGCCATCGCGGAATTGGCAGTAACAACAACACCGGATGCAGTCGGGACGACGCCAAAGATTTCATTGATCGCGGCATCAGCGAGGGAATACGCCTTCTGTTCAACCGGAAAGCCGAGCGCCTTCTTTGCACTTAAAACAATACCGGGAAAGTTCATGCGTCCGTCCTCAATTAACTTGAGGGCAGAATCTCACAACAGGAACGAAAAGTGAATCCCTAAATTATAAAATATTGATAGTTGGGCCACTCTAAATCAGAAAAATTGATCATTCCGCAATATTGAATCATGCGCTCTTGCTTGTAAGAATCGGCTAAACTCATCTTATGATGGCAATGGAGAGTGGAATGGCAAAAGAGCCGAAAAACCACGGAAAGCCGTGGTCGAGTGAGGACGTGAAGGACCTCAAACAACTTGCCAAAGAAAACACCCCAACTCGAGTCATGGGCCTTAAGCTAGGTCGCACGGAAGATTCGGTCCGCGCTAAAGCTCAAGATGAGAACATATCCCTCAAGCCGACAAACCAGTCACCCTACAACAGGCGGCCAAAGTAGCCCATCACGTCAACGGCACTAGGCTGCTTAGGTCTAAACCGGGATAGGCAATTGCACGCACTAGTTCCACGCGCTGCTCAAGCATCCCCTGCGGCAGGGTGCCGTAGCGCTGTGTCATCGTGCCGGAGGTATGGCCGAGCAAGAAACCGAATTGCTCATCAAGGAAGCCCGCTCGACGGAGGGCGTCAGCCGCACCATGCCGGAAGCTGTAAAGGGACAGGCCGCGGCCTTCCTTCAAGCCGATCTTCGTCAAGTAGCGCGGGAAATCGCGGCTAAAGTCGGCGATCATCTGCCCGCGCTCATTGCGCTCTGCCAGCGGGAACAGGCGTTTTTCACCGCGCTCATTCATATCAGCATGGTAGTCGAGCAAGCCAAGCTTGATCAATTCGGGATGGACCGGGACGACGCGCATAGAGCCGTCGGTCTTCACGCTCTTGTCGCCCTCCCCCTCTGTCGTGATGTGCATGATCCAATGCCCACGATCCTCGCGCACGTCATCGACGCCTAGCTGCGCAATCTCTGCCGGACGCGCGCCGGAATAGAGCATGATCAACGGAACCCAATAGCGATGGTCACGGATAAGGACGTTACCGGGCTTGCTCCAAAAGCGCGGGGCTTCGTCGCTCTGGCATCCCGTGAAGAAGGGCGACTTGAACAGGGCGTTCATGTCTTCAACCGTGAAGGGCTTCGTCGTCTTCTCCTTCGACTTTTTCAAGAACATATCGGCGGCAGGGTTTGCCGTGAGATAGCCGTGGTTCGTCAGCCAAGTGCAAAACGCGCTGAACCCCGACAGGTAGCGATTAACGGTCGTCGTGCTGATGGTCGGCTTCTTGACCGTCTCGTTGTGCTTGACGATCTGCGCAAGCTTCATGCCGTCAAATGCCTTCGTCTCGCTCGCCTTGACCGGGTATTGCATCAAGAGCGCCTTCCACTCGCGGACGGCCTTCTTATCGATCCGATGCACCGGGCATGTGCTGCCGACGTATTCAACGAACAGGCCCACGTCCCGGCGAGCTTGCGCCAGCGTGTCCGGCTTGATCTGGTTCGGGTTCTCGCGGGCGTAGTTCTCGAAAAGCTCCATGATCGTTTCGCCGGGCGCTGCGGCCTCGCGGGCGCTGCCGGTGACAGGCTTGACGATGGGATCGGACGGCCTGCCCGTGTAGTCGCCTGCATCGCGCTCGAAAGACCGCTTCAAGCCTTCGACCTCGCCGCGCATCATCAAGCGCGCGGCGTCCTTCCAATCGGGGCTGTCGCGATCAACGATAAGTCGGTTCTGGTCAACGTAGTCGTCTACCTCGTGGGCGATGAGCGCCGTCGTCCCGTTGGCTAGGTGCTTCTGCATCTCGGTGAGCTTCGCCCGGCGCGAAATGGCGTCTACCTCGTGGGCGCGCTGCTTGGCCTGAACCTCAAGCGTGGCGTCGAGGATCGCCAGCGGGTCGGCGCTGCTTATCTCGCCGCGCTCTGCCCGCGAGAACATGGCGCGGGTCGCCTCGTCAACGTCGGCCTGCGTCGGTGCGGTGCGCCGGGCTGCCTCGTCACGTTCAAGGGTCGCTTCGTAGTGCTGCCACGTCGCATGGGCCTTGTCGTCGGCAGTCATCGTGCGACGGCTGCGGAGGTCATCAAACTGCCGGGTCCAGTTTTCGACCACGGGCCACATGAGGCGCTTCGCCTCGTTTTCCTCTTTCGTGCCGAGCGCTTTGACAAGCTCCTTCCTGCCGACGATCTCGACAAGATCGGTCGGAACCTTGATGCGGGCATAGTAGCTTGCGCCGCGACGGAGAAGGTAACTGATACGCGCCAT